ATGAGAAAACGAAGATAAGTCTGATCTTCGGTTCCGCAATTGATCGTGCAATCAATGCAGTCCATATCAATTATCTCGACCGGATGAACCACGATCTTCCGATGCTTCATTACGACCAGGTGATGCTTAATTATTATAATGAAGAGAAGAACCTGCTTGAGCATGAACTGGAAAAAGAAGAATGGGATGAGCTGGAAGAGCTCGTGATTCGGATGATCGATCATGAGGTGATGAAGGAGTTCGAGTCTATGATCGACTATGAACCCAAAGAGGTTCAAAAGAAGATCACACTGAAGATTCACGGCCTTGCGATGCCGGTGATCGGGTACCCGGATCTGATTGCAGAAAGGCAACTCCCTGCATTCCAAGAACCTGGTCAGGAGGTCTTGGTCTTAGATGGGAAAACATCAAAGCAGAAGATCTCGAAAGTCTCTCATGGCTACAAGCAGCAGTTGTCGACCTATGTTCTTGCGATCATGCGTGAGAAGGGCTTGACGAACATCCCGTCAGCAGAACTGAGAGTCTTGGTTAAAACCAAAAAGCCTTACTGGCAGATCATCCCGGTTCATCTGACAGCAGATGACTTAGGTCTTGCGCTCGAAGCCTACCGTGAGCATGAACTGGCAATCGCTGCCAACTGGTATCCCTTGAATCGTGGATCTAACTTTTGTTCGAAGAAACAGTGTCGTTATTTCGAACAGTGTCATGAGGATCATGGATCTGATCTTCAGGAAATCTTAAACCAGGTGAGTTATGCGTGAAGAAGATCTAAAAACTGTTTTAAGTATTTTAGCGGAGCAAGCTAGTGCTCAAGCAAAGATGAATGGGAAACTGATTGATAAGCTCGATCTGTTCAGTCGAACAATTCTCATGGTCTTGGAAGTTCAGAACCGGATGATCGAAGTCATCCCGGAATGGATCGAACGGGCCGAAAAAGGGAATCCTTTGTCGGATTCTGAGGTGGAAGGCATTAATAAATATACAGAGCAGCTGCTCAAGAAAGTGAACTAAATGTTAGGAAATAAAAAAAAGATATACATCCCAGAAGACACGGTATTAGAGCCGATTGCACCGAAAGGGATAGTTTCGTATGTGGCTCGAATTAGTCCATCAGATGCAAATCATTTATTGCAGCAGAATGAGGGAAACAGGTATCCATCCGAGGATATTGTAAAGAAGTACAGGAGGGATATGGAGGATGGAGTATGGCAAGACAGCGCAAGTCAGATTCAACTTTCAAAGCAAGGGAAGTTATTGAACGGACAGCATCGGTTAAGGGCAATTGTAGAGAGTAACACGAGTCAGATATTGACAGTAACAGAAGGATTATCAAAGGAGTGTTTTCAGGTAATTGATGTAGGAAAAGGAAGGTCTGCAAAGGATGCATTAGGAATTCTGAAGATCAAGAATTTCTCTGTTGCAGCATCAATGATCCGGTTTTATCTAGTATGGAGGGAGGGGTTTGCTCCCTACGATTTACAGAGGGACACATCAACAGACCGAGGCTCGAATCAGAAAGGGGTTTCACTTCAACATGGCATAAGAAAAAAATCAAAAGCACATCAGATTAAAATCGTTCTTGAGTTCGCCTTGGAGCATCCGAATGTGGAGCATCTTGCAGGATTGGCAAAGATTGCAGCACGGAAGTTCAAACCATATGCACCAAGTATATTAGGAGCATTTTTATTACAGGCAGATGTTCATGGAAGAAGCACCAGGAAGTTAGCAGAGGATTTTTTAGAGAAGGTAGGAACAGGAGCAGGATTGACGGAAGGAGACCCGATATTAGTAATGAGAGAGAGGGTGAATGATTGGGTCAATCAGAGAGAATGGAATTCCGCAGGAGTAGGATACAAGATGCAAATATTGGTAATCACATGGAATCATTGGGTCAAGGGAGAGGCATTGAATGTAAAAACAGGATGGAGGATCAATCCTAAGAACCCGGTGGATATGGCTCCAGTTGTGGAGTTGAGCGAGGAGGCAGCATGAGCTTAAAAGACATAGTTAAAACAAAACCGGACTTCGAAACCTACCGCATGATCCTTTATGGAGTTGGAGGGATCGGGAAATCCACGCTTGCCAGCAAGTCAGAGAACCCGATCTTTCTCGATATCGAAGGAGGACTTTCCTGTATTGATACAGCAAGCATCCCATTAATGAATGTGGACCCCCAAAAAGCATACGAAACATTCATTCAAACCTTGTTGATGCTTTACGAAGAAGAGCACCAATATCAAACCCTGGTTGTCGATTCCCTCGATTGGTTAGAAAGGATTGTTCATGCCCATACTTGCAAAACCAAAAAGATCGATGACATTGCAGTCCTTGATTTTGGTCGAGGTTACGTTGCTGCACTCGGTTTTATGGAACAGGTCATCAACAAGCTTGAGAAGCTTCGATCTAAGAAAAAAATGAACGTGATCCTCATTAGCCATGCAGCCCAGGTGAAGGTGGACAACCCTAATGAAGAAGAGCGGATGAAATGGAATTTACAGCTGCACCACAAATCGACCGCGAAGTTTTTTCAATGGTCAGACCTATGCCTGTTTGCCAATTATGAGGTCCGGACAACGAAAGAGACCGGATCTTTCGGCAAGTCGCGCATAATTGCTCATGGATCCGAGCGTCTTCTCTTCACAAGAGATGATGGGAGCCATGCTGCGAAGAACCGTCTTGGGCTTCCCGATCCAATGGAAATGGAATGGGAGTTGATCCAGGAATTTATCAATAACGCGAAAAAGAAAGGGAAACAATGACTGGATTTTATGATCCTGGAGAAACCTTCGAATCTCAATACGGAGACATCCCGGAAGGTGAGTATCCTGCTGTCTTGAACAGCTGGAACTGGAAAGCAACGAAAGCAGGAACAGGACATTACCTCGAGATGGAAATGATGATCATCGATCACATTCTCATGAACCGTAAACACTGGGAGCGACTGAACCTTGATAATCCGAATGAGAAAGCCGTCCAGATCGGGAGGGAAGTTCTCAATAAGTTCTTAAAGGCAATCAAATGGGTTGAAACGATTGCGAATGAGGAAGAACTCTTCAAGGCAATGGCCGAGCTCCAGGGAACGAAGGTGAACATCGTCGTCAAGCATAAGCAGAGGCAGGACGGGGATAAGGATGTCCAGATAAAAGACTTTAAACCCTATGAGCGACCGGCTACCAGTGTAACTGGTGACGATATCCCTTTTTGAAGATTCACGCCCAGCCGGAGGTGGCGTTAGTAACACCGGCTTTTTTCATATTGTTCCATGGTAATTCAAATAGCCCTGGGGAATGGGCTCCAGGGTTGTTTGGAAGTGGGATACTTCTCCTTTAAAGACCTAGTTTTACTGCTAGGTCTTTCCTTGAAAGCAAGATGGGCATCATATCAAAAGCAAATTTGAGCAACGAACCCTTCCTTCACATCGAGGTGATAACTTCATCTGATGAAGAGGTTCCCGTTCAAATCCAGAGAAATATTGTGAATCATTTTATGGGTTTGAATATTTCACCAGGAAGCAATCGTACGGATTTCAATACTGGGAATGAAGTCGAACATTTTAAAGAACATCCGCATCGATCAAATAACCAAATGGAGATTTCGCATGACAGTGAAAGTTTTTATTTTACTATCAAATATCCGTGTTTCTATGACAAAAAGAAATATTATATCCGAGTAGCTTTCCTGTGGGAGCTATGGAACCACAAGGATTTTCATAACCACTACAAAGCCGTTAATGAGTCAGCAGCTTTTGTGATAAATGAAATGGAATCATAGTGTTCCCTGGGAGATCACGATCGAAGCCCCGTGGCCTCCTTCAGTGAACCGATACTGGCGAGCCTGGAGGAACCGCATGATCGTTTCCGGAGAAGGGAAAGAATACAAAGCGCACATGAAGAAGCATCTTCTCAAGCAGCTGGATCATCGCGATCTTCCCTTGTTCCCGAAACCGATGAGACTCGAGTGCAGCATCCAGGCATTTCCACCAGATAAGCGAGGTCGCGATGTTGATAACATCCAGAAGGTGCTCTTGGATTCTCTCACCGGCATTATCTGGGAAGACGATGTCCAGGTCTACAAGGTCAGTGCAGAGAAGATCTATGCCGAAGGAGATAAGAATTACTGCATCGTCACGATCAAGGAGATGGAATGAAACGCGAAATCAAGATCCCGAGTGAGATCTTTTATGACAAAAGACTCGGTCACTCCGAACGCATCCTTTTAATTACGCTCTATACGTTCATAAACCCACGCACCATGATCGCGAAACCCTCTCTGAGGGGGTTAGCCCTGCGTGCCGGTTTCAAGTCAACCAGGACGGTTAAAACGTGTTTACTCGGTCTGGAGAAGTTGGATTGGGTCAAGGTCACATCGAAAAAAGGATCCGCAAACGAATATAAGCTCTCAACCCAGGCAATCCTTGGGGGGGGTATTGAAGAAGGTACTAGAGCTAAGCTAGCAAGCTCTAGCTTAACTATAGATAAACTAACTAACTCTAGCACACACACACAAGAGCTTAGAGAGCATGAACAGCAACAACGAAGCCAACCTTACTTCACTGGCAAAGAAAATACTGAAGAAGTTCAATTCGACGAGAACGAAACCGATCCAAGTCACGGAGGATCTCCTGGAAGCCTGGCGAGAAACCCTTGGGATTTTATTGGAGAGCTATACCGAAGAGCGCGTCTTGGAAGCAGCGACCCGAGCCCAAATGAGGACGAGTCACTTTCCGG